AAGACACATCGCTTATCGTGGCCGGGGTTATAAGCGTGGCCGTGAACGCCATGTTGTTTGCACTATTTTTCAAATATCGCAAGTAAGTAAATGAGTAACTGATATAAATGTAATTATCCATATAGAATAATGTTGACAGACAGGTTGATCCATGTCTTTTTTATTACTATTAAATTCCATATTATTTGTTGTCACGCTATCCGAATACTTGATTTGCATGAAGTATGTGAACATGGAATACGGTTACAAGAACGAATGGTTCAATGTTTTACTCAGTCTGTTGTTTACGCCGTTTTATAGTTGTTTTTTCATACACAAATTTTCATGGGAACAAATCAAATCGTATACCAGCCCCGAAAATCGACATTTGTTATTATATCCGATAGGAACCGGCATTCTATATACGATCGAGACCGTTGCCGTATTTTTCGCATTGAACACGATAACCCTGAGTTATTATACGATACTGAGATCGGGGTTCATCATTTTCAATATTCCATGGTTCAAATACTTGTTGAAAAAGCCGGTGACGCGGCTCTATATTGCAAGCTGTGTTTCACTCGTTATAGCGCAAATCCTTTCAACTGTACAATACATCGCGACAGCAGAAACGTCTAGCGTAGTCATTCGAGATGCGACAATTGTACTAGTTTCATGTTTTTTAAATGCCACGTATAACAACCTCATCGAATACGCAATGCTACGTCACGGAAACCATATTCAAACTATAGACTTTCAAATCATTTTTCAGTGCACGTATTTGATAATTGCGTCACCATTTGCGATATTTTATACGGTGAAACATACGCCGCCGATAAATCCAAGTACGGTAACCATGTACTTTTTCATTGCGTTTGGCCTCCAGCTCTACATGTTCAATAAAATATATATATTAAACACCAGTAAACGAAGCGCCATTCCTGCAAACATTTTATTAAGTGGGCTTGATTTGGCGCGACGCGTCATTCAACTCACGTATTCCTTTGTATGGTTCAAAGAACCATTGGATATGATAATTGGAATATCGGTCATGTTTCTAGGAGTATCAGGAAGCCTTCTTTTCTATCAATATGTTCATGATTATAGGACATCATTTAATGATCGGCAAAACCATATCGAGATGAAGGAACTTGACGAAACTTTAGAAGAGGTATAACCTTATAATATATTATTTTATATATTATTATGTTGGCATATAATATAATATAATAATTATTAATATGGTACTTACCCCCTATTCAAACTCGGATCTAGGTAGTATTAGTGGGTTAGCGACAAGTCCCAACTCTATAAATGGATTGACGAGTATGACAACTTCAAGTATGACCCCTTTCGCCACCAGTTATACTCCAACTCCACCACATAACTCAGCACGCGTTACAATTACAGGGAATTCACTTTCCAACGCGCACGCATCCTCAATACAGCATGTACCTGCAGAAAATGTGTATTCGTCATTAGTTAGTACGTACAAAGGAAGAGTTAATGAGTCAACAAAAGGTGAAATACTCACATCATTGAATGGTGTATTCAATGCATACCTTCGCGATCATAATTACGCCGACATAAACAAGTTAAAAAAAATGTTAGACGTCAATTTTTCAAAAGACGTCGACTGCAAATACAAATATATTCTTGCTAGTACTCCTAATAGTTACGGATGCGACTTACGAGAATTAATATTCAACCGTGACGGAACTACGACACGCGAAGGCGAAGCATTACTCGCAACGTTTCAGGAAATTGCTAGCGCGTATAACGCGGCACAAATACCCAAGTTGTATCACGTTTTGACCGATATCGACGACACTTTATACGCCAATCGAGGGTGGAAGTCATGCATTGCAGGAAGCGACATGTCGTGGCCCCAACATATAGCGTACCCTGGCGTAACGGAATTACATCGACAACTCCATTCATTGCGGAAATCAACCCACTATTCTACCGTTCTTTCTGCAACTCCCGGGGCGTTTAAGCCTAAAAAATTGAACTCGCAAGAACTAAAAGACATATTAGGTGACTTCTCCTTTATTCAAGGGGTAGAGGGTAAACGAGAAATTATCCGAAACGGTCCCAGTACATTACTGACTGGAATTTATAGAGGCGATAATCCCGATGGTGCATTTTATCGCACCATCGCCGAGACAAAGTACGCACGCTTTCAGCAATATGCCAGAATTTTTCCAGAACGGCAGTACATTTGGATTGGTGACAATGGACAAGGTGACGAAGTTGCCGGCAGACGCATGTTAGATCAGCGCGATGTAATGGTAACCGTTTGTATTCATATTGTTAGACCGGTAGAAGAAGGCGCGAGGGATCCAAGGATTATCTACTTTAACTCATATGGAGAACTAGCTACCAAACTTTTTGATGTGGGGCTATTTGGACACGGACATGTTGCGGCGGTTATTAAAAGTGCGAAGGCTGAATGTATATCTACTAGCGGAACTAGTGACGCACAAAAGGCTGTACATTGCGATCACCTTCCTACACGCGGCGACATGAAAGAAATGAGCAGGATGAGCAGGTCTCATAGACCCGGAAGCAGAGGAGGAGGAGGAGGAGGAGGACGTCGTCGCAAACGCAAAACATTGAAACCGCGTACCAATCGTAGACAACGACGACTACAACGACAATACTCAATAAAACACTCTAATAATTAAGACAAAATCAAAATAAAATCAAACCAAAATCAAACCAAAATCAAAATACATAATTAAAATATTTATAATGCAATGGCCGGTCCGGCAATGCAGGCAATGCCGGCAAGGTTACCGCGAGTAGAAGAACAAGGAGAAGAATCTGAAGACGAAACCCCCGACCAATCATTATTACCGCATACGATTAAGTCGAGTACCGGAGAAGGTTCGTTGATGCAGCCAAAAATATCAGGGTCGGCGCGGTTTAAAAAAACGTTACGGAACATGTTTACTTTTAAAGCAGGCCCTTCATCTAAAATACCGTTTGAGCCAGATCAGCCGGTTGTAACGGGTATGGGCGGCGGTCGAAAAATGAAGCGAACCATTAAAAGGCGTACAGTGAGTCGGCATCTAAAAAATAAGTCCAAGCGATTTAATGGTCGAATAAACAAAAAATATACTCGACGACGAAATAATTGATCCCATTTTTTCTTACTATACAAAAATATCAAAAATATCAAAAATATCAAAAATATTAAGTATAATTTTAAAATAATTAATATTAAACATAATTCATAACTCATATTCATAGTTACAGACAGTTACAGTTACAGGGCGACAACTCACGATCAAATGCAGTTATGGTTCATTGTAGCGCATTCGCACCTTCAAGGTATTTCCATGAATGGGCAAATTCCGTGGCGGTCTAAAAAAGATTCAAAATTTATGCGAGAGATAACAACCGCCCCAGGTATAAAAAATGGACTTTTAATGGGTAGGAAAACGTTCGAATCAATTGGCCGGGTTCTTCCAAACCGGGAAACAATCGTCGTTACGCAAACAACAACGACAATAACAACAACAACAGACCATCTTCATCTTCATACGGCGGCCTCGATACATGATGCAATTCAAAAAGCCGAAAACGAACTTTCGCTGGACGTGCTGTGGATTTTTGGCGGCGCGACAATTTATGATCAAGTTCTCGAAGATGCCGACTTGCGTGAAAGGGTGGACGGATTCTTTATAACAACCGTCCCTGAATATGAGTGTGACACATTCATTCGAACCAACCTGTGCGACTTTATTCTATCCCATCCGGAATACAAACCCGTAACAAGTGCGGTATTGGAGCTCGAACGTATCGAAGACGGAGTCGTTGAACTTAATACATTTTCGAAATTGCCTATTGAAACAATACACCCAGAATGGAAGCTGATTTTGAATCGCATTCAGGCCTAGCGTTTGCGTTTCTTGCACGTAAATCTTGGAGGTGTTAGACCTTTTCTTCCATATACGCTGCGCTTACATATGGCAATCGAGTCTTCGTATGCGTGCAAATCCTTACTATTACTACTACTACTACTAGCTGCGGTCCCCTTATAAAGAGCGTTCACGCATTTGCACATTTTATCGTTAAGTATATCCTTGGTTTTTTTCCGTAATATGCTTAACTGTTCGGTACGATTAAACGGGTTTTTATAAAACCGTAAAATTCGTTCGCATTTTCGTCTCGTCAATTGTCGGTCTGACCGAGATAGGACTGGCATTTTATATTTGCGACTAAAACTCTCTAAATAAATGTAAAATATAAAATATAAATTAAAAATTATAAAATATAAGTATATAAATAAAATAAAATGAAACATGATCCTCCTAATGCGTCAAGTGTAATGCGTATTGCGGTGTTTGATATGGATGAAACACTGGGGTCATTTTCTGATTTAAGCGAATTTATTTATACGCTTGCCCGAATATTAAAATCGATCCATTCCAATCCAGACAAGGTAATTCGGGATAATTTTAATGCCATTGTTGACCTGTATCCAGAGGTCCTGCGACCAAAAATAATGGACACTATGCAGTTTCTTGTAAAAATGAAGCGCGTTCACAAGTGCGATCACGTTATGATATACACGAACAATACCGGCCCGCGCGAATGGACGGATAGCATTAAAAACTATTTCAATTATAAAAGCGGGGTCTCCTTGTTTGATCGTGTAATTGGTGCATTCAAGCGCCCGAATGGAGAGACGGTTGAAGTCAGACGTACCAGTCATGATAAAACATACAACGATCTGGTTCGATGCACCAACTTGGAGGGGAAAATTGAGGTGTTTTTTGTAGACGATCGGGCACATCCTGGGATGCATACGAGCAACGTATACGTCATTGAAGTCAAACCGTACGAACGCAGAATTGACCAGTCTGTTTTTATAAAACGGTTTATGTCAAGTCCGCTATATCATTCTCTCGGTATTGCAACTTCGCAAACTGCAGCATTTAAGTTGAACCGAATTCTTGAGAAGAAAGCCCAGTTATCCCTGTCGGCGGAATATACCGACGATGAACGCGAAGTAGACGCGCTCGTTGGTGAAACGATACTTGAAAAAGTGAAATGGTTTTTCGATTCAGAGAGGAGGTCGCCACCATCGCCGCCTAACATACATACGACGACGAATGCATCTGACTCCAAGCCAAATCCAAAAAAGACAATGCGACGCGGGAGAGGAGGACGAGCCCAAACTAGACGACGTAGGTAGAACTGAATTAAAAGATTTTCATATCCTGTATAGATTTCAGCACGTCTGTATTAATATTAACATCTTTAAACGGGTTTCGAAGCGGGTTTTTTATTTGTTCCATAACGTGCGTGTACGCAATTGATGTGAACGATGTAGTGAGCAGTAAGAAAATAGCCGACGAAAAAACGACATCGGCGTCAAAGTCCGTAAACTCTTCGCCCTTCGATCGCATAAACGGGTTGAATCGTGCGATTAAAAAAAAGCACACGTAGTACTTCAATCCATTTTGAAGCACGGTGAGATATTCGGGGATTTTATCGGACAAATTCATATTGGGAAGTCCGCCTAAAATGGCGAGCAGTAGCAGTCCGTATAATATGTATGACCCATAAAGGATTGTATAGTATAAAATTTTGTACCAGTCCATTTTACATATAAACTTTATAATATTTATAATATAAAATACTGATAATAATTTAATTTTATATTTCGTTTGTTACAAACAGTTTTATACTTTGATTGTCGATTGGTAAAATAATCCTACCGTGGTAATGATGCTTGCACCAATAAAATAATACTCGTTCTTCAAATAAAAATCCTTAATTTTATCTTCATAACTGTTGTAAAAAATTTTTGGGTCATATTCTAACGCTGTTAAAAATATCGATAAAAATACACATCTATAAAGTACAAAACTATTGCCTCTTATGAGATGTGCAAAAAATGGAATAAAGCTACATATTAAAATATCCGTGACATTTTTTTTTTCATCGCCGTATCCGAAAAAAAAGTTACCCATTAAAAATATATATGCGAAAATCCATAATATATTATCCTTTATTCCATATAGATTGTCGTGTATACCAAAGCTTGACGGCGCGGGTGCAAAAAATGCGAGAATGAGTATCAAAATACCATTAATAAGTTTAAAACTTAACCGGTTATCATGACTTGAAATGGCGTATTCGTAAAATTCGAAACTACTGATTAGAAGAATATTCAAAAGAAGAAAATAGTATACAATTCTGTTAGACGACTTATCGTTTATTTTATTATGATTTAACATATATGTGTACCCTACTGCAGCTTGAGCTGCTATAATTTTTAAAATTCTTGCACCATTTTCAATGCCAATTTTACTTTTTTGTATTAGATTCCTGACGATAAGGCATATGTGAATGATTATAATCCCAATACCTATAAATAAAAACAAGTATTTATTATGAGTCAATACGTATTCAATTAAAAAAATAATAGAACCCGATAACAAAAGTAGGTTTATTATCTCCATAACAACTAAATTGCGAACGCACTTAATATATGTATATTTATGTGTATATTTATTTATATTAAATTTAAATTATCCAAATAACCATTATAACCCTAAAGTCTACAAAGGTATATATTTCCGTTTTTTGCAGATTTTTGAAACATCCATCTCATCTAGCATACATGAGACCGCAGTTCCCTGATACAAACGTTAAAACATTGTACCGCTCTTCGATAAGAACCAAGTCAAACATGTAGTTGTACACGCGCCAGTTGGTTTTATTCACACCAATCGGCAGTCCAGTTGTAGGGTCGCATATCATTTGAAACGACGCGTTTGGATCCCGTGATGGGTATATTGTCGACAGTTCCAGTTCAACTTGCGTGAATTTACTCATATTGACCGCGCCAGATGGCTGCAGGTCGTTCGGGTCCGTATTCAGGCAAAAATTGTAGCAGTACACTCCAGGGGGCGAATTCCCCTTGGTGCGTACGTATTTTTCTATATAATTGTAAATTCCAGCGTCTAGAATATTCTCTCGATATTTTCCGTTGAAAATGATCCCCATGGTATTAAGAATTTCTCGCTGATTCTCGGGTTCAAATAGTCCGCTGGTATACAATCCGGTGCGCCGGTTGCTTGTCGAGGGTAGTTCCAGCCGCCCGGCTTGGTCCATGCACGGGTTTCGACCGGGTCCAATGTGATATGCGACCCTGGTACTCAACGCTTCACCTGTAGTTGTAGACACTTGAAGCGGCTTCCATCCCTCTATTAACTGCCTATCTGAAGAAAATTCCGATTCGGCCGGTTCAATGTCGTGCGGCAAGTACTCGTACGGCCAGTTCGTATAATTGCTCCACTCGTTTCGCATAAACGCGTCGCTTCGTCGGAAAAAAAACATCCAACTGGATACCATCCCCAACGTATTTTCCAATTTTATGCGCGTGTTTCCGGTAACGTCTTTATGCTCCCATTCATATACGGCTTTTATCAAATATTTTTGTTCGTTTGCGGCAAATGCGCAAGTTTCCTCGGCCGATAAGAACCCGTATGTCGCGATCATATGCACGTCGGCATTCCAATCGGTTCGCGTATCAGTATACGATGATGGCCCCAGCTCCACATCCGGCGGTGTTTGTAAAAACCGGTAAAACTGGTGCTCGTTCAGCGTATAGTTTGACTGTACGTAGGGCCACCCATTGGCTGGATCAGTTACGTCACGAATGGTATACAGTTCCTTGACGGGACGCAGCGTGACGTCGATTTGAAGGGTATTGTATTGCAGACATACTAAGGGAAACGCCATTTGACTGCTGGTGGTAAACCACGTGTTGATTGGAATATAGATTTTGCGACCGCGAATGGAGGGTTCCGCACCGCGCTGGCTTGGAGTATAGTATGCGTTAGGGTACTGATTTACGCGGGCACCGTAGCACCCCGGGTCATTCAGTTCCGGCACATTGCCGGTCATTTCGCTATAAAGCTCCTGTTTTTCGGCGGGATAGTCGCGCTGCATCATGGAGAGAAGGTAACTCCCTGAAAACTTTTGAAGAATTTGGCCGCCCACAGATACCGTGATGTCCTTGATCATATGCGTACCCAAATGCTTTATCCATTTGAATTCGTACGGCGCCCATTTATCATTTTCGGTTTTAGGCGGAAGAATTGGGCTCCAAATCGTGGGAATAGTTACGCATATGTACGTATCCATAAGCAGTTCGGCGTATCGCGGCATATAAAACGTGAATTTGGATTCTTCCGACATTCGAAGTTTACGCTGTCCATCGAAGTCTATTCTGAACTTTTGAAGCCCGAAATTTGTGTATTTTTTATATGTGCTTTTAAAAAATGATTTTTTCGGGTTTCCGTTCAGTATCGTATTTTGATTTCCGTATGCGATGATGTTTAGTAATCCGCCTGGCATATTATTATAAGTTAAATTGTATTAAATTATTGTATTAAATTCTATATAGTTATACTTGCCTTTCTAAACTATATTTTATTTTGTTTTTGGTTATTTTGTTATTTTGTTGTTTTCTTGTTATTTTTGTTGTTATAATATAGTAGATAATATAGTAGAAACACTTTTAATAACTTATACAATAAATTCATTATGACGGTAGCGACAAAGGCAGCGACAAAAACGACAGCATCGATAGGAACTGATCCTGTCACAGAATCAGTCGGGGACAAATTGAGTCGAGTGACTGCAGCTACCATATCTGGTGTAAAGGGGATGAGTCCAAATCTTGCACATATGGGCGGATTGATAATCAATTCCTTGGTGGCAATCATATTTATTTTGCTGGTTGTGTTGACTAAAGGGAAAAAGGATACAAATGATAACAATATGATAGCATATTATGAAAAATCGTCCAAGCCGGGGTCTATAAACGACTTTGATGAGAAATATAGTTACTTGCTTCGAGATTATTATATGATGACCGCGTATAATTGCTGCTGTTCAGGCGATTACGCTTCAGACTTTGTTTCAACGGTCGCATTAGAAACCGTGATAAAGCAGGGCGCGCGCGTTCTGGACTTTGAGATATACTCGGTTGACGGCGTGCCTGTTGTAGCCGCATCATCCCAGCCGGAGTTTACTATGAAAGAAGTATACAACTACGTACCCTTTGCAGAAGCAATAAAGACGGTGAACCAGCTAGCGTTTTCGGCAAACGGGGCTCAAAACTCTAGCGATCCGTTATTTTTATGTCTTCGAATTAAGAGTCGGAACATTATGATATACCAAGCAATTGCAGATATTCTTAAAACCAACCTTTCATCCAAATTACTCGATCCTCGATTTGCGTACTCGTTTCACGGCGAAGACCTTGGTAAAATCAAGCTTGCCAGTTTGATGAATAAAGTAATTATCATTATTGATGAAACTCCGGGATCAGACAGTAATATAAACACTCGGGAAATATATAAGCGTACGCCTCTTTACGAATATGTCAACGTGACCGTTACAAACGGCACCTCAAAATATACGTTTAAAGAACTGGCAGATTCGAATAATAACACGATTAAAGAAAACGCAAAGAAGTCTCTAAAATATGTCGTTCCTGAGCGGTCGACCAAGTCGGAAAATTTGTATGCTGCCACCACCGCGTTCAACAATGGGTGTCAAATGGTTGCTATGGCGTTTCAAAGGTACAATGATGCGAATATGATAGCATACCTTAAAAGGTTCCAGGATTTTGGTTCCGCTTTTATTTTGAAACCGTCCGAGTTTAGATACGTTCCTATTGTTTTGAAAAATCCCAATCCAATTGATCCGACCGAAACACTCACATCAGAAAAGACGGCTACGACATCAACGGGAGTCGATTATAGCATGTAGGGGGGGGCAAAGCCCCCCTCAGCCCCCCAGAGGCGCAGAGGGGTTTAAGCACTGCGTAGTGGGCGCTTGACGCCCCCTATTTATTCAAGTATTCAAGTATTCAAGTATTCAAGTATTTTAAATAAAATTATAGTTAAAATTTATAATTTTATATTCTATAATAATATAGTATAGTATAGTATATAATATATGCCCCGTATTCATGCCAACCTACAATGACTCCAAAAACATTGAAGATCGTGAAATTGATTTATTAAGAAATGCGGTAGACAAAATAGAATCTAGGACTGGTAAAAAGGTCGCACAGTCGCCCGAAATTAAAAAAATTATTGGCGGGGTCGAACGGTTTTTACGCGAAAAAAAACTAGTTTGTTATGGAGGAACCGCAATTAATTCGATTCTTCCTGAAAAGTATCGATTTTATAATAATGATATCGAAGTTCCAGATTACGATTTTTATTCACCCAATGCGTTGGAGGATTCGAAAGAGCTGGCCGATATTTTTTTTAAGATGGGATACAATGAAGTGGAATCCAAATCCGGATCTCATCCCGGTACATTCAAGGTGTTTGTCAACTTCATCCCGGTCGCAGATATAACTCACATGGAACAAGCTCTATTTAGCGTACTGGCCGCAAAGTCGTACATAAAGCACGGAATACGATACGCGCCCACCAATTTTTTACGAATGGCGATGTACCTTGAACTCTCTCGCCCGGAAGGCGACGTATCGCGATGGGAAAAGGTATTGAAGCGCCTTACGCTTTTGAACAAAGTGTATCCTATGAAACTAGTAAATTGCTCCAGGTTTGAAATGGAAATGCAGAATCTCAACAATAACAATGAAACCAGAATGCCGGATTCTAATTCTAATTCCAGTTCTAAGTCTAATTCTAGTTATAAACGCGTAGATAAAAAAATTTATGACATAACTCAAAAGGTTCTTATGAACAGCAGTGTCGTGTTTATCGGAGGCTTTGCAGATATTTTATACAGTAAGTACTTACCCAAGAACGATCGACATAAACTTTCCAAACAGCCCGAATTTGATGTTTTGTCAAACAACCCAGAAGAATTGGCCAAACTTATAAAACTGACACTGAAATCAAACGGGTTTCAGAACATTACGGTTGAAAAAATGCCTGCAATTGGCGAAATTATTCTCGACCATTATAAAGTCGCGGTAGATTCGAACATTGTCGCTCTCATTTACAAACCCACTGCGTGCCACAGTTACAATACGATCAAGTTGAATACTCAAATCATTAAAGTTGCCAGTATCGATACAATGCTCATGTTTTACTTGGCGTTTTCATATGCCAAACGGTACTATTATAATCGCGATCGGCTGCTTTGTTTGGCGGGAATTTTATTTTACATTCAAAACAAAAACCGGCTTAGTCAATCTGGGCTTTTGAAGCGGTTCGGCAGCTCGTGTTACGGGAAACAAGAGACGTTGGAATCGCTTCGTAGAGATAAAGCGGTCAAATACCAAGAATTAAAAAACGATAAGTCGAATCCCGAGTATCAAAAACTGTTTTTACGGTACGTTCCATTCGAGCGAGCTAAAACGCGCGTTCAAAAAATACGAAGACGTAAGTCTCAGATAAACCGTAAAAAAATGAGCGTTCGAAATCGGTTACCATCACGGTCCCAGTCCCGGTCTCAGTCTCCTCCTACGCGGTCTCGTTCAATTGAAATTGAAAAAATGGATATCAGTCCGATCGAAATGAATAACGAGGATTCGAAGACGCCCGTAACATATGCCGTAAACAGCCAGGCATTGTCTCGACTGAAAACAAAGACGGTATCTGTCTCGAAAAATAGATCAAAGTACAAAATTACAAAACGGAAACGGTTTGCATAATGAATATAGGAATAGGAATATAGAAAGAATATAAAAATAACATCGTAAGTAATATTATTGTATTCAGTATTATTCATTATTATATTCATTTTCATTATACTTTTATTCATGGCTTCTGCGCATCATACGACTACGACTACAACTGCGACTGCGACTTCTACTTCTACTTCTACTTCCAATGAAGTTGTTCATATTAGTAAAGACGCAGCCATGCGAATTCTAAGCGATGTACGAGAAATGATTCGGTTTCCTTTGCACGATGAGGGAATTTATTACCTTCATGATGATGAAGACATTCTTACAGGGTATGCAATGCTGTACGGGCAGCCTGGAACCGTTTATTACGGCGGATACTATTTTTTTAAAATTAAATTTCCACCAGATTACCCCCATAAACCACCCACCGTGACGTTTCTTTCGAATGACGGCACGACTCGCTTACACCCTAATTTTTATAAAAATGGATACATGTGTTTATCCATTTTAAATAACTGGCGCGGGGACCAGTGGAGTGGATGCATTACCCTGAAATCAATTCTTCTTACAATGATTTCAATTATGGACGCGAAACCTATGCTTCACGAGCCCGGAGTAACCCCTAGTCACGCCGAGTTTACAACGTACCATCGCATTATCGAATATAAGAACATTGAGTTTGCACTTTGCAAACTTTTAGACGAACGAGAGTTTGGACGATACGTTATACTACCGGACACCTGTCGCCAACATTACACAAAAATTATGCGCGAGTTGTTTACGAAACACCGAGACGGGATCCTAACCTATGTAGATGAAATTGTAGAACGAGAGAGTTCATCTGCATCTACTAGTCCAGTGAGTCTTATAATGTCCATGTACGCCATGAACGTTAAAGCGGATTATCATAGGTTGAAAGAAGTAGTTGCAACCTTACTAAAATAAAATGATACCGTATTATATATTTTAATTTAAAACTGTATTTTTTTTTATCGTTTATTAGTAGAGTAGTGAATTAGAGTTAAGAATAAGCGATCGCGAACCAACGTAAATGCCAGTTTTTGCCCAGACATGCCGACGAGGCCCAAGCGAGGCGCGAGCTCAAGATCCGGTTAGTGAAAGTATACGCAGAAGCAGATCTGGTCCAGAGTATAGCGAAGAACCTGATGCGGCGGGCTATTATGACGTGTCAAATTTACAAAATGCGGTAAACTCCGCTATAAAAATACGAGAACTGCAAACTGCAAACATTGATAAATATTTAGCAGCAACGGGAAAATCGGGGAGGCACTTATACGCCGGAACGAACCGGAGCATTCCGGTGGGTACTACTAGTGGCACCAAGGCAGGGTATATAACCGATAAAGGCCTGTTCAAGCCGTGGAGCGACGAATTGATGCGTAAGTCGTCCGGGAAATATGGCTGTCCCGTTATAGCGCAAGGTACGGAACCACAGCCCCTAACAGGCTACACATATCCAACAGCAGGTTCCGACATATACGTTGGAGCGGCAACAATTAGACAACCGTCAGATCCTACAACCGCCACACCGGCCATTTTTGTCGGGTCGGATATGACAAATGCAAGTGGCAAACTTACTCCGGCCTGCGGAAATGAAGGCGTCAATGTACAAGTGGTATACCCAGGAAAGGCCACCGGAGTTAGTTATGTTGGTACATATAACATTGGAACCCCCTCTAGCACGGGGTATGAATTACAGGACGATATAAAAAAGGTTACGTTTCAAAATTGTATGGAACGCGCCGAGGATAAAGGCACGTCCTTGTTTTCCTACACTGCAAATAAATGCTACATTAATACAAATTCACGATCCGATGCTACATCTGCAGGTCTAGGACTTGAATTAAAACCGGCAGACCCTTCTAATTTGCCAGGTGATTATCGTGTCGGACAACAGCTTCTTCATTTTGGTAAAGATGGTACATTAAACGTGCTGAACACTAAAGACCCATCGAATAATAAAATTAATATTTTATACTCATTCGGATTAGTAGATGCAATCACTAAATGCGACTTTAAGGATGGTGGAGTTATTATGAAAATCGGGGGTTCGTGGGGAATGAATTGTAATGCCATAGAAAAATCTTACATTCAAGAAGAGAAATTATATGACGGGTACAGGTCAAATGATGCTACCCACGTTAATAATCTAGGCAAACTTATAAAGGATAAAGGCGCAACAAATATAAGGTATGAATCACGCAATGACCGAGTAAAACCTAACAGTTTTTGCAACATCGAGATGGGGGAAGCATGCGGACAAAATGATAAACCACAGACATATAGTGAATGGATAAGACTTGGTGGAAGTTGTCCAAATCGTGCATACAGACCGGCTTCAAGGTGTACGACCGGGTGTGAAAGAAGATCGACTGAGCTTTTTACTTATGGTAGCTGGTTTTGTGCCTGAATGCGCTTTCTATGGAATCAAAGGGCGCACACATCCCATAATTTTATTTTGTTCATATTGTATGCGTATGTATGTATGTATATTTTGTTGTTTAAATTAAATATAAATAAAATATAAATAACGTTTTTGTTTTTAATTATAGTATTAAGTTAGTTATTTATATTATTTATATTGTAGTTTTCGAATAAAAAATGGGTACTACTTCTTCTTCTTCTTCTTCTTCTTCTCCTCCTGCTCCTCCTCATCCTCCTCCTCCTGCGCCTCCGACGCATAGACCGTATAATGCATTCGGACAAGTGCAAATATCGTATAAACCGTGGGCTGTTACCGCTAATAATATAGAGAGTCGTTTACAACCGGGACTCAAGCAGCGACAGTTTAAATATACCCCTCCGACAGATTTTGAACCGGCGCCTGACTGTAGTAAAACACTCAGTGTAAGTCATACGTGCGGATCAGCCCCTGCAGATCCCCAAAATATTTTAAATTTCACACACAAGGACACTGTGGATTTTGATTGCGAAGCGCAGGCTACGGCATGTGAAGATTATAGGTTTGAAGTAACAAATCAAGGTTTTGTTTTATTCGCAAGTAAAGGAGGAAACACTATAAAAAAACATTTTAATAATGGGTCACTTGCAAATACTAGCGAATATCAAAATCGCGACCAGCCTAAAAATCACATCGCTGAAATAAATCTAATGGTTTTGAATGACACGTTACCGTCAAATATGAATTTTAAACGAAAATATGTAAGGTACATGTATCCAGGTCAGTCTCTTGGACCAGGAGAATACATATGTTCCAGCACCGGGAACTGTTTTTTTGGTCTTGATACAGCTGATTCAAAATTCAAAATGTTTACAATTAAAATACGATCCACGACAAAAAGCATCACAGTTAATGGCGATAGCGTAGATGTACTGGAAGGTTTAAACGACGATTCGAAAGGTAATATCTCAGGAGCATTGTATGAATTAAACGGCGTAGACACCAAAAACCTTAACAAGGTTGCGAATATATCAATTGATGGTAAGCGGCGAATGTTCGAGTCGAACCTTGGGCGAATGAATACACTGGAACTGGGTAATAAATATACTGAAATTATAAGTACTGAACCGTCTGGGCGAAAAATTACATATGATAACCCCGGGAACGACCTTGAAGCCATTAAAAATGAAAGTGTGGATATTAATTATTGTTTCGATCGTTGTTCGTCTCGTCCAGACTGTGGAGGTTTTGTGGTTGACAGTAACGACCCAGATAAATGTTTTTTAAAGGACGCGAACATCTTTCCAAGCGCGAATCGCGTAAGAGACGTTGATAAGAAATTGTATAAACGACTTTATACTCCAAGAAATGTATCTGAATCCTGCATGAAGCCGGACAATAATGGGGTGGTTGCAATCGATAGTATACTATTGGATCACTATCCGCTTGATAAAACGAATAGTAAAATGACCAAAAATACCCTATGTGGAACGGACCAGTTACTTGAAGATCCGTCAAGAAGACTACGCGACATTGAAGAAGGTGCAATATCATCCTTTATGACAACGATTACAAATAATCTGAACAAGGCATTCAATGTAATGATGCAGTACGATACCATTCAAAACGGCGATGAAATGAAGGTAAACAATCGAATCGATGCGTATGATAAAATCAATACCAAAATAAAGTCAATCCTTAAGAAGCAAGATACCATTGACGGCGTGGAAGAAGACACGTATATACAAGTTGTCAGCGAAACGTATAAATACATTATTTGGTCCATTATTGCAGTTGTCATTATCATGGTAATTGTAGTTTATGGCGACCTATCCAATTACACAACCAAGATGACCAATCTGACAAATAGTTTGAGCAATTTTTTTAAATCATCGTCGTCTTCGTCTTCGTCTTCGTCTTCGTCTTCGTCTTCGTCTTCGTCTTCGTCTTCGTCTTCGTCTCAAGATTCACCAGAATAAAAATAAATGAATGAATGAACGACCCCCTAATTCAATTTCAAAACATGAGCAGACATTAATATGTTTATAAAAAAAATTGAAAATTCAATATAATAATTTGTATTCTAGCAAGCAATCAAGCAAGCATACAAAACGCAAGAATAAACTTCCAAAGGATAAACAATGACCGAAACAACGACCAACGTTCGCATATCTGATGCCGAATTCAATTACAACATTTATGATAGTAATAATCGTATCATGTTGAAGAATGCGTATCAGGCGATTACTATGGCTGAAGCATGGGACTGGATGAAAAACTTTCACGGTGAATCATTCATGTTTTCAAAAGATGCAACAATTGACAAAATTTCTAAAAATATGGTTGCACTGGGATATGACGGTCACAGCGGCGGCTCATATGGATGGACAATGCGCTGCATGGAACATCTCGCAAAAAATGGAAAAGATGTATTCCTTACCATGTGCGTTTCAAATAATTTATAAAAATAAAATATAAAACATGTCGAAGAGTCGACAGTATATTTAAATAAGTTGTTGTTGTTGTTGTTTGCGGTTCGTTGTTTGTTGTTGTCTGTAAAAGGTTACAACAACAAACACGCAATAATCAAATTTTTTATTTTACATAAATTACTGTTTAAGTACAATTGTTTTCGTCGTAGTGTCGGACGGTGCTCCTGATGTTGCAGCTCCTGATGTTGTTGCCGTTGTTGCAGGTTGCGGTCCAGATTGTACTATCATGGGTTGCATCGGCATCTGCATCGGCATCTGCATCGGCATCTGCATCGGAATTACCATCGGCGATACAGGGGAACTTGCCGTATACGGAGGCGAATACATTCCCATTCCCATTCCCATATACGGTGATTGTGGGGAATAGCTGCCGCTGAGATTTATCGAGGGTGGCGTCGTCGACTCGCCAGAAGGACTGGACATGATATTCGTGGTAACTGTTTTGACAAGTTGTTCATCGGCTAATTGTTTCGTTAGGCGTTCTTTATCCGATTGGAGTTTTACAAGTTGGCGAACCAGACGTTCAAGTTCTAAAATGTCTTCTTTTTGGTAGTGTTTTTCTCCACTGTCCGCATCCACACTGCGTTGCTCAATTTCTTGAAGTTTCATTTCAATTGCCGAGATTTGTTTTCCAACATTTATCAGCTGAGAATGGATGACAGCGACCGAATTGCCTTCAAATATCTCGGAATCATCATTAATACCCGGTTCCGTTCCGGTAGCGCCCGTGTCAGTAGCCGCTTCAGACGGTCTACTAGTCGATAGAAACGGGATTCTCGGGTACTTGTCGCTTTTGAATTGCAATAAATACTCTTGTGCCAGTTTCAGATTATCTCGGGTAGGTTCCGGGAACAGTTTTAGAGCCGCAACTTTATCCTCCGTTTCAATCTGTTTTGTCGACGCCCATTTATTCTTTGGCCCAGGGTTCCATCCTTGCGGATATCGATTGGGGTACCGGCCTTCATGTTTAGTAGTGTGCCAGAATTCGGTAGGTTTACCCGATTCATTCGTAACAATCGATGCAAACGTCTCGCCGTAGCGATCCCCCAATTCCGGCAGTAACATCCATCCATGTTCTTCGACTAGACGGATGCTTTCAGGAACTGCAAGACCCACCGTTTCTGGAAAGTCACTATCAGCCTTCTTTTTAGTTGCCCTTGCCCTAGTTCCCCTAGTTCCCTCCCGGCGCTTATTCGGATTCGTTGCAATTGCAACGTCATCATCGTCATCCTCGTCATCCTCATTGTCATCAGCATCGTCATCGTTCTCACCGCGATCATCGTTTGTGTCCAGACTAGATTTCAAATGCGCAACCATACTGGGTTTCAAATTTTCAACTCCCAGTACTCGCGCCGTCTCCATTGCAACCGTTGATAAGTCGCTTCCGGGTTCTTTCATTAATAGTTCAATGTTTTTAGAGGATGCCATGCTTTCAATGCTGTCAATGTTGGCATCCGTGATAATCCGCATTTGAACGTTGAGTAATAACAGTTCTTGTATGAGCAATTTCAACGAGTAAGGAATATGGACGACACTGAACGAACGCCCGTGTCGCGTAACGTTTACCACCTGCGCCGATTTCAATTCGGTCATATTGCCAGCATATTTTATGGGACCGTCTGCCATCGGGCTAATAAACAGATCCTGGGACTCGTTATACACGGCAATCATTCCCGTCGTGTTGCATATTGCAAGGTAGTATTGATCACCTCGTTTCATCATCGACTCTTGCAAAAACCGCGACGTTCCGTGCGAGATAATTGAATCGCGTTCCATTTCACCCACGCGAAGACCACCGTCGTTCGCGCGGCCTTGTACCGGCTGGCGGGTTAGCGCCGTATTTGGCCCGGTTCGGCGATAATTTATTTTATCTTTTACCATTTGTTTCAGGCGCATATAGTACGTTGGACCGATGAAAATATCCGATTCAATCTGTTCTCCCGTCATGCCATTGTAAAGCACTTGGTTGCCGCTTGGATGAAATCCTTTATCGGCGAGTATATCTCCGAACATCTTTCCTCGGGTTGCCGGGTCGGTTTTTGAAAAGGCGGTACAGTCGCCGAACGTACCCGTAAAAAGACACGCCTTGCCAACCAGCGTTTCAATCAATTGACCCACCGTCAATCGCGACGGAAAGGCGTGAGGGTTAACAATAATATCCGGGCGAATTCCGTCTGAAGTAAACGGCATGTCGCATTCAGGAACAATGACCCCCACCGTTCCCTTTTGTCCGCACCTGGAACAGAACTTGTCACCTACGGCGGGGAGGCGGTGTTCTCTCACCCGCACTTTAGCAATCCGTGTCCCTTTCATTCCTTCAGTGATATAGGTTCGGTCCACATATCCCAGTTGCCCCTTTTTAGCGACTACAGGAACCGTAAAAAGATCGGGCTCTCCGGCTCCGGCACCAGTATCGCCTCGTTTCAATTTTCCAATTACGACCACCTTTTCGGTAAGTTGCGTGTTTTCCTTGACAATACCGGACGCATCCAAATGCCGGTAATCGTGTTCATTGTTCACCCCGCGCACCGACGCGCTGACCGAGTTTGAAAAAAAACTTTTCGCTTCGGATCCCGGTTCCGGATCATCTTCTTCGCAGTCTTCGTACATGTTGTAATACGTGATATTGAAAAGCCCGCGTTTTATTGCGGCTTCATTGAAAAGAATGGAGTCTTCCACATTGTATCCGTTATAGCACGCGATTGCCACAATTGCGTTTTCGCCGTTGGGATGCTGCTCGTTGTTGATGTATTCCAAAAGACGACTTTTCACGAGCGGGATTTGCCCGTTATTTATAACCATACTCATTTTATCGATACGCGAAGAAAAGTTGGTATGGAATACGGAAGCGGTTTGTTTTGCTTGCCCGCACCCGAACGCGTCTCTTGGAAACTGGTTGTTTTCCACAAACGCAATTTGATTTCCCATGACGCCCAAAATGAGAGCTGGATGTATTTCGAAATGTGTAAATGTTGACGACGGCGAAGACGATGATTTCGATGCGCCTTTATCTCTCTCCTTTTGCTGAAGTTGTTTTTGTGTTTTAAGTTCAGACGCAGATACTTCGAGATCCATGCCTATAAACGCTGACTCCGTTTCAGACTGATCCAGGTATTCTACAATAGATTGGTTACGCCGAAGCCGGGAAATCAGTCCTTTGGTTGTTCCTTGTTGTTGTTGTTGTTGTTGTTGTTGTTGATCCCCTGAATCTTTTTCTTTTTCTCCGTGAATGCCGTACAATGCATCCATTTCATAAAACTCGTAGGTTTCATAGTTGAAAGACGGTATCACTTTTTCAGCTGTTCCGCAAACCAGATCGGCCCACGTCCATTTTTCAACCTCCTTCGCATTCTTCATGCGGTGGCGCATCATTCGAATGTAGCTCGGTATCGGCACGGGTACCGATATTTTTTTATGCGTCATTGCTTTTCCATTCGCATTCGCACCCGTATCCGTATCGGTTGGATCGTTGTCGGCCTCCAGGTCGAGGTCAACATCCAGGTCACCGTAATCGTTGTAAAAAAGAGGACGACACAACCGCCCAGCATCTGTAAAAATGTGAATCTCGTTTACGGAATACCGCCAGCTGATGCTGATAAATACGGGGATAAGCGCCACTCTGCGACAAAATTTAAAGGTTTGAACCAGTTCAACCGGTTTATTTGTAACTGCCCACAAGGTCCCATTGATCAGAACTTTGGTTAACTGAAACAGCTGTTTGGGGGAACATTCGTCTACAAAGCGCACAAAGTTAAAGTCTCGTAGCCAGTTGATTACGGGCTGCGCCGAACAGCCGCTCGTGATGTGCGCCGTAAGAGAAAGGTGTTTATGCAAACCCGTGTTTGCACCATCGGGAACATCGACCGGGTCGATCATCCCCCACTGCGACGAGTGAAGCAGGCGCGGTTTTACCAGCGTTTCACTCCCCAGTTCCAGGTTTATTTTACGCAAATGCGAGATGAACGAATTGTACGACAGCCGATTCACATCTTGAACGATTCCAACCCGTTTTGTTTGCGTGGTATCTCCCCATCGACCTTTAAATGCGCGCCGAATCCCGGTTTCCAGCTCCAGTTCCTTGAAATGCGTTTGGTACGTGCTTGAATTCAACATGTTCAAAAACCCGACGCCCTGGTACTTTCCCGTATCTTCGTAGTAATACATTTTGTCAATCGACTGTCGAATGGATTTCACTTGTTTTTTATAGTATTCGCGAAACAGGTCATAGAGCAGCGCGCCCGACGTGTCCACGCGTTTATTAAGAAAACTGTCGCGATCCGTGGGAAGGTCTATTTTCGCCACTACGCGGATGAGTTTATTGACAATGTAGCCCAACATGTAGGCCTTGTGCTGGTAATTCATCTCGCCAACTTGTGGCAAGAAGTAATCACTTAAAATTTCGTGCGCGCAAATAATTGTTTTTGTAGGTGTGGCGTTTTTATCGTTTCCAAGTTTGGTAAGCATTCCAATAAACGCAAGCGCTTGTTGCTGGGTGAAAATACGATTTGCGTCGTGTATAGACGGAACAAACAGTTCCAATAAGGATTCGTTGGAATCTAGGTCGTATACGCAGTGCTCTAAAATGGATTTATCGCTCTCAACCCCGAGGGCGCGCATTACAATAAATAGGGGTACCGGGCTGCGAACGTTGGGTATGAACACAACAATGTTTCCGTGCGTATGCGACGGAGTGGGAGCCTGTACGCGCACCGACATGGTGCGTACCGGTTTAGACGGGTCTTCAGACACGGTGCGAATGTCTGCAGAATGAGTGTACACGTTGCCGCTGGTCTCTCCTTCCACGCCCAACAAGCGAACGTTGATAAGGTTGTCTGCGAATTTTTCTTGGCAAATGATGAGTTTTTCTTTACCGTCGATAATGAAGTAGCCGCCTGGATCGTTTCTGCATTCGCCCATATAGTAGCACGCATGCGGGTCTAAGCCCTTCAAAATACAAAAATCGGACTGCACCATAATGGGGATCTTTCCCATATAGACCCGGGGAATCGTGAATGTTTTGACGGCGAATTTGTCCTGATTTTCTTTATCGGCATCTGGATTCGGGTACGTCATTTCTACTTCCACGTCAATTCGCAGCGTGGTTGTATACGTCATGTTTCGAAGTCGCGCTTCATTGGGGTACATGTAATGTTTAAACTCGGACTCATCGATTGCGACAGTTTCGTCGTAGTCGTAAATAATTGGTTTCCCAAAATAAATTTTAGTCCCGGTTCTGCCACCTAAATAAAGTTTACACTTGTACTGGATGGGCGCTGCCGAATCATTTCGCCTCTCGCTGTCGGAGTCTTTGAACTCCAACGAGATTGGATTTTCATCTCTAAGAATTTTAGGTATTCCTTCTTTCATGAACCCGTTGTAGGATGATATGTGATGTTTTACAAGGGTTTGTTTATCGTGTTTGAAATATTTATCAATGACGTCCCATTGCAACGATGGAATGTCTGGCTCCGGTGTTGCCATTGGGTCTTGGTTATTAGTTATTTACCTTTTACTTTATTTATTTTATTTATTTTATTTACTTTATTTGCTTTATTAGTTATAATTAATAATAGATTCGTTATAATTAATAATAATAATAATTAATATAAAATTGATTAAAACTATTTCTACCAACGTAGTATACATACAGATACATATCACAAGACATCCAGATATTCCGCAAAATGAGTTCAATGGGAGCAAGAGACGAAAAAGAAAAGGACCAGTCCAGCACTAGCAGTGCAAATATTGCAATCTACAAGTCGAGAATGAATCTTCTGAAACATTTAAAACGCCAAGGATTTGACACTTCCAATTATGAAGGGGCCGGTGCACACGAAGTCCATACGATGCAAGAAAACGACCAGTTGGACATGTTACTGACCACGTCCGATAAAGAAGCTCCCAGGAGAACGTATGTGAAATATTTCACAACACAGCAACGAGTCTCGCCGCGCGAGATACATAACGTGGTGGATGATTTGTTTACATTAGACGAGGTTCTTTCTCCGAATGGAAACGACACCCTGATCTTGGTGACAAAACATGCCGCGAATGATACAGCCATGAAACTTCTTAACCAGTTATGGTCGCAGTCGAATTATTTCATTATCATATTCACACTGGACCAGCTGCAGTTCAACATTTTGGAGCACCAGTACGTACCTCTGCACGAAGTCTTGTCCAAGTCTCAGACTGCCGAAATAATCAAACGGTTCAACGTCACGGACACGGATCAACTTCCAAACATTTCAAGGTACGATCCGGTCGCACAGGCGATTGGCATCAGGCCAGGAGAGATATGCAGAATAACGCGCCCTAGCAAGACTTCTATTACGAGCGAATACTACCGCATTTGTACTTAATTAATGGTAAGTAAGATTAAGCTAAAAATACAAAACAAAACAATGAAATAATAAAATATATGTAAGTTTCAATACTGAAATATTTTTATTTACGTTATTGTAAGTAATAGTAAACAATTAGTAAATAATAAATAATAGTAAATTTTAAAGAACCAACCAGTCAATAACGCGGTTCACATGGGTAGCTCATCAATTGCTGATCCTCCTACACCTGCTGGAAATAGTGCATCTAACACGGCTGATGCAGTGGACAATGATGCAGCGAAGAGAGAGATAGATGATTTTAAGAATACACTAATGGATGGGATTATAAAATTTTTAACAGAAGTCGCGTCCATTTTAACACTCGTCTTAATTTGGGGGTTTATATGTGCAAATATTATCTCCTTTGTACGGCCGAGTAGCACGAGCAAGAGTGGTAGTTTTAAAAATAATATTATGGAAAAACTTGACCGGTTTTTTCCACACGACATTGGAAAGGCTCCGTATGGATTTGATACAACTAGAGGTATAGCGGATCAAAAAGCAATTGACGCGTATGAAACGGCTAAAAAAACTCAAGCTGCTAAAGATGCAGCCGCCGGTGAAGAAGCCAAACCGAATAAAGAATGCAAGTTCGATAAATTTTTCATGTTTAAAGATGAAACAGCAACGGAATTTCCGTATACATGGTCAGCGCGAGTGCTTAAAGAGAATACAGATATGAATGATCCAATTAAAATGATTGCAGAAACCGACAATGAAAAAAATACCGATTTTATGATTGGAAAACGTATTATTTCATTCAAGAATTTAACTGTTGAATGGCTTGTAAATGCAATACAATTCTCGTACGGGAATCATAGGCAACTCATCAAAACAATGTTTAGAATGCTGAACAAATATATGAAAGAAAAAACACCCAGTTCATTAAAAAATGGTGATAATACCAAAGAGGACGATGAATCTCAATACGAATACATGAGCAACTTGATGGTAATGGTGCACCTACCCCTTCTCTTTATTCTTATAATAATTCCATTTTTTGGGCTTGGAATTGGGGCGATTATGATGATAGCTGGAAGCTTTTGGAATCAACTCCCCGTTAAAAACTATGAATTTAAGTTCTTTAAACTGCTTGAAGGAATTTGTATGACACTCGTGTTTGGTTCATTTACAGTGATGCCGTTTGCCGGTGCTGCATATTTTATTCAACCCGCGATGTTTTTCGGTAAACTATTATTCTACCAAATTTTGTGTGACGAGGGACGGGCAACTCTTAAGAAAATATTTGTAGAAATTGCCCCGGCATTGGTTACCATTTTCACGTTGGGTATTTGTTATTCCGCGTTTTTTAATTTTCCAGATCCGTTTAAGTATGTCCTTGTAATCGCTGCAATTATAGCGTACTGCGTAGTATTCAAGGACAAGATTTCCAACTTGTCTATGTTTTTAGGGATGATAAAGTCCAATATACTCAAAACCAAGACACTAAAGGAGACGCCGGAATAAACGACGACAAAGGTACCACCGGCAAACCAAACCGTGTAAACCCATAGTAAAAAATTGATTATAAATTTAAATTACATAGTATCTACATAACCAGGTTATAACGTGATTATATTTATGCCAAGACGAGGATCGCCTGATGCGAAATGCACCGTTGTTGGCTGCACATGCGAATGGATTATGGTGTCGAAGAATCGACATCTTTACTGCGAAGAACACATGAACCAGGCCAACGCGCTTTACAAGACGTACAAGGAAGTCTGCAGCCAAGCAATCGAAACATTTCAAGACGATCCGCTTGACAGAGGAATCGAGCTGCGTCAGGAGTATGCTCGCAAATTTCTGGACTATGAAGATACCGGTGCGCATAGCGCATACATTGCGATACTCCAACGGGTCAGAGCGCTTGATGGGTCGAATCCAGGTCTTCGACGCAGAATGTACAACCGGTGGATGACCCAAAGTGCCTACTTTTCAGATTTCGAGCGTGTCTAATAAAAATTAAAAATAATAATTTTTTTATTTTTATTTTTTCCGTAAGCATGTGTAGTGGTCTGCGCAGAGGGGTTTAAGCACTGCGTAGTGGGCGCTCGTCGCCCCCTCCGCAGAGGGGTTTAAGGGGGCGCTTGTCGCCCCCTCCGCAGAGGGGTTTAAGCACTGCGTAGTGGGTGCTCGCCGCCCCTCCGCAGAGGGGTTTAAGGGGGTGCTCGCCGCCCCCTCCATCATGGCTCGTCCGCAAACTGTTTTTTTATATGTTCGAATATCGAAATAATGTCTTTGGCTGCAGCAACGGCAATTGCCGCGACTTGCGCTGCATTATTTTCGGTATCATTTTGAAGCGCAACTTGGATAAAACTGTCGACATCATGCGGATGTACCTTTTTGAATGCGCAAAACGTGAGGGTCCTGTCTCCTAGATAATGTTTTGAATAAATCAGGTTCTCCAACGCTTTTCCTAGCGTGTATCCTTCTTTCCGGAGAATAATGTTAAACGCGAACGGGATAGTGACCAAATACTTGGCGTCTACGATATTCGCCTCATCGTTCAGTTTTTCGATAAAGGTTTCGCATTTGATTTTCATGCAATCGCAGGCCTTTCGAACAAGTTCTCCGTTTGTATATACCCCAAGTGAAACGGTTTCGACGATAAAATCAAATGAATTCTCCTTGAAGATGCGTTGCGCGGTAGATAGTCGCCAGTTTTTTTCAGCATCCGCATTCGCATTAACCGCTTCCGCTTCTTTTTCTTTTCCAGAAGAGCCAGAGGCAGGTTCTTCAACCTTTGCCCATTCCTCATCCTGTTTCGTCCGGTCTGGCGTACAAGCATACGTGCACGTACTGCATACATTATACGCGCCATCTTGTTCTGCAGTTCCAATTTGAAATTCCGCCGAAATGTGAAGCTCCTCGCCTTCCGTATAGTCGACCACTCGAGGAAGCAGTCTTGCGAACTCAATGTAGTGACCGGATAGCGGATCCGCGACAAACATCTTTTTGGTAAGTTCGACATTTTCTTTTCCGGTAGCCTTTTCAATGATCTTGAAGTCGCCCGTTGTTACATATTCGGTGACATCGGACATATTTTTTTTTCGTACCTCGCAGCGATACGCCTTGTAATTGAAATCCGTGATGGTGTGTTTATCCGGAATGCAAATCGGAATGCACCGCAGTCGCTGTTTTAGAATTTCGTTGTGGTGTCGCGTAGTATTCACATGAAATACCGTGTTCTCTGTGGTGTCTGCATGCACGTCGGTCCTGAATACAACAGCGGGTATTTCGGACAAGAGAATGCGGCGCAGTCCATTGGCGATACTTACATCTGCGTTTTCCAACGTGAACCTCAATTCACCGTTCGACACATGAATTCCAGACACCGTGGGGAGTTTATGAGCGTTGATGCGCGAAGACACTTTTGCGGCAGAAGCCGACGCTGAGACACTCGGATGTTTCGACTTGGCTTTTGCAGTGTCGACGACATCACCCTCTACAACATGTTCCTTTACTTTTACCTCTTTTGGTTTTCTTTTTTTTTTCTCTTTCTCCGAGTTTGTAGCAGGGTTCGCTTCGGAATCAGACGATGATGACGATGATGACGATGACGAAGCTGCTGCCGGTCCTGCAACGACGTCTGGTGCAATTTTAACTTTTTTTTTCTTGGGCTTAACGGAATCGCCACTAGGCTCGTCCGTGGAAAGCAATGCACCTCCAACCATTTTGATAGCCTTGGCTATCGTTTCTGCTTTTTCTAATGCAACTCCTAGTAGGTTTTCCATATTTTTTGATTCTATTTATTCACTGAACTGACTTTGTTATTTTGTTGGTGGTATGATTTTTAAATCAATTTTACTTTAATATGATTTAAAAAATAATTAAAAATTTACATTAATACATATAAAATAAAACTAACAACCAACCTCGAAACTTGAAACTTGAAACTTGAAACTTGAAACTCGAAAATAAGTAAACATGAGTTGTATTTTGTATTATAGCAACCAGTGTGAAAATTCTAGAAAAATCCTTCAAACGATCTCAAAAGGGTCGGTTCATAAGGATATTCATTTCATGTCAATTGATAAACGAGTTCGTGTAGGAAACGCGTGGTACATTGTCCTTGAAAACGGCGAACGAGTGATTCTTCCGCCTCAAGTGGATCGAGTTCCCGCGCTTCTTTTGCTTGCAGACGGTCATAAAATATTGTTTGGCGAACAAATTAAACAGTACCTTCAGCCCCGCATTGTAATGGCGAATAACGCTGCCACGCAAAATAACGGCGAACCCTTTTCATTTTCTATTTATAAAGACTGTTTGGGAGGACATGGAGTTACATCCGATAATTTCAGTTTTTTAGACCAAAGCAGTGACGAATTGTCGGCGAAAGGAAACGGTGGGTTACGACAAATGTATAATTATGCCACGGTTGATTTCCATGATAAAATAAACACTCCAGCGGAAGATTACGTCCCCGATAAAATTGGAAATGTTTCAATGGACCAATTGAAACAGCAGCGAAATGGAGATGTTGTACCGGGACCGGGCGCAAATGCGCAGTTCCAGCAACAGCAGCAACAGCAGCGGAATTTTTATCCGCCGGAACTACAACAACAACATCAACAACAACAACAACAACAACAACAACGATACCGTTAGAAACAAATGTAATATACAAAAGTAGATAAAAACAATAACAAATGATACAATTAGTACAAGTATACAAGTATATCATTTGTTATAAAATGGCTTTAGCAATCAAATATAGAGGGAAAGGAATATCCGGAATTTCAAATTGCGGGAATACGTGTTATATGAGCGCGTGTTTAAGTGTGCTTTCGCACGCGTATGAACTCAACGAACTGATGGACAATCCACACCTTCAAGAACGTCGAAAAACGCTTGAGAAACGTAAATTTAATGCGCGACTACTGGATGATTGGAACGAGCTGCGCAAGCTACTTTGGAATCAGAATTGCACGGTATCTCCAGGCGGGTTTGTTGCTGCGATACATCAAGTCTCTCAACATATGGACAATTTTCAATTCCAAGGATGGGGTCAAAGCGATATTGGAGAATTTTTACTGTTTTTACTGGACGCGTTTCACAACGCGCTGTCCAGGAATGTCGTTATGCGAATTGAAGGCATCGAGAAAACAAACGTCGATATGGTGGCAACCAAGTGCTATTCGATGTTAAGAGAGCGATACGCAAAAGACTACTCGGAAATATTGGATATTTTTTATGGGGTTCAGTTATCAATTATATCGGACCCAGTAACCGGTAAACTCCTAAGTGCTAACCCCGAACCATTTTCCGTAATCGATATGGTTCTACCCGAACCTTCAGCGGCAACGAATGCAATTACATTACATGAATGTTTTGACGCGTACTGTGAAAAAGAACGTCTAGACGGCGAAAATCAATGGCTCAATGAAAAAACAAATAAAAAACAACCCGTGAATAAAAATCTTACATTTTGGAGTTTACCTGAAATTATGATCATTAACTTGAAACGGTTTTCGCAGACGAACGTGTATGGCAAATACAAGAAAAACACGGCATCAATCGCCATTCCTATAAAAAATGTGTGCTTTTCAAAATACATCACTGGGTATAACTCAGAAAAATACACGTACGATTTGTTTGGGATTTGCAACCATAGCGGTAGCCTGAACGGCGGGCATTATACTTCGACGATACGCGTCGCCGATGGCAGATGGTTCAACTTTAACGACGAGCAAGTACAAGAAGTGAATAATATGCCTGAAACTCACATCGAAGGTAAATCGCCATACTGTCTATTTTATCGCAGGCGAAGAAGCTGAGGCGAGCGATGAATCAAGATTATTTGTTATTTATATTTATAGTATATTTAAGTAAAAATTTAAAATTGAAAATAACTGAATCCAAATGAGTTTTTTTAGTTATTTTTAATTTTGTATTACATTATATTATCATAATATATGATAATACAATAAACAAAGAAATAAATAAAATAAAATGAATATCAGTTATAATCCGACAACCAGCGCAGACACTGCAACGGCTGGTGTAGTTGGATCCAATAAAGGAAATGTCACTATGGTTATGTTCCTATTCGTAATTATCGTTGTTTTTTACTTGCTGTTTTCATCTTTAGGAATCGGCGGTCTTGGGCTTGACGCGTCACAGTCGTCGTCGTCGTCATCGTCGCTATTTGGCTCGGCGGCATCGGCTACAACGAGCGCCAGTACGAACCCTCGACTCACGCGGCTTTTTGAGATTTTAGTATGGTCCATTTTCATCGTGCTCATTTTCGTGAATGGAATGCAGTACTTGTTTAACGTGAACGTAAACGCGGAAGTGAAGAACTTGTTCTCGGATAAACCCGAGATTGATATTGAAGTCAACCAGCCATATAGCAACGCGGCATTTCCGGTGTTAAAAATGCAAAAACAGGTGTTTAACATTCCGGGTAACTATTACACGTACGACGACGCCAAGGCAATATGCGACGCGTACGGGGCTAGACTTGCATCGTACAATGAAATGGAAGAAGCGTACAATAAGGGAGCTGAGTGGTGCGTATACGGCTGGTCGGACAATCAAATGGCGCTGTTCCCCACCCAAAAAGAAACGTGGCAAAAGTTGCAAAAAATAAAGGGGCATGAAAAAGATTGCGGTCGTCCGGGAGTGAATGGCGGGTACATTGACAATGCTAAAACCAAGTACGGAGTGAACTGTTATGGCCATAAACCGCCAATGACGGCTGAAGCGGCGAAACTTATGCAACAAACGCCAATTTATCCCAAGAATATGAACGATATCCGCCACCAAGAGCGGGTAGATCACTGGAGAAATAAAATAACCGATATATTAGTTGCTCCATTCAATCACGATGCATGGAGTTTAATGTAATTTATCGCAACATTTAGACACTCTACGCAATTATGTAAAATATTCAAAATATTCTAAAATATAATAAAAACATCCTTCTTGTTTTTATTACATACATACATACATACACATAACCATAATCATGGGTAACGGGTTGTCTCTTACAAATTACTACAACAATTATGAAAATGGGTTTAGAACTACTAAAAAAAATACTGGAAGTAAAGGGTATATGATAAACTTCGAAGATGTTCAGTCGATTATTGGAGTTCCTGCATCTGCACCTGGATCTGGGCATGGGTTGAAACAACGCGGAAATGATCAGTTTTTATTGATCAGTACACTAGACGATGCCAATCAGAATCATGTCATTAAAAGTACAATTTTGGCACAAGACGAAGAAGAGAAAATCAATGAAATTATTTCTGGTAAAAATGACGACGCTGAAAATATAATGCTTGTCGTATACGGTAAACACGTAACCGATGAAAAAGTTATTACAAAATATAATCAACTAAAAAGTCTCGGCTTTTCAAATATTCTAGTATACCCCGGAGGTATGTTTGAATGGTTATTGCTGCAAGATATATACGGCGCTGACCTTTTTCCAATTACAAGTACGAACAAGTGTCGCGATATTGACATATTAGAATACCGACCACCATCAATATTATAGGCATGGCATATCAAAAAAAATTGAAATGTTTTTTCGTTTACATATCATTATAAATGTAGCGTATCCGTACAAGTACACACCTCTACAAAATGGCCCAGAACTTCAATATCCAGAACCAGAACCAGAACCAGAATCAGAACCAGAGTCCCCGCGCTCATCCTCACCTTCATCTTCGTGATCGCAGACTGGACGACGATTATGAGCGTTATGAGCGAAGAACTGTCGAATGGAACCAGCGGAATGATGTCATGGCTTCTCATGTGCGTCGACGCGACGCAATCGTCAACAATACGCCGTGGCATTATCGTACCGGGAATCGCGTGCATCATCTACGATCCATTCAAATTACCACCTACGATGAGTGGGATGCGCTTTTCGGTAACCACATTCTGAACCCGAGTCTCCGCCGGTACGCCGAAGCGTCGATCGATTGGGTTCAAGATGAAACCAATACGCTGGATTTCGCAGGTCAAATGGAGGTTTCACTCTTGATGCAGGAGAATTATCACCCAGGGATTCATCTCGCAATCTATTTCATTCACCTCACGCCGCATCGCCATTTCTACGACGGTCACACGATATCCATCGAATTCGGCGATGGAAGCAATACTCATCAAACGATTGCCCGGTTGTTCGACCCCAACGATCGCGCAATTGTACTTCAGGCCACCGAAACTCAAATGCTTTCATCGTTGGCGGATGACGATGATGCGATGGAGCTTCTTTATACCTGTTTCGTACCCGAGTTTACCCCGATGCGGTTTTCGCTCATGGCTGCCCCAAATGCCGTCGACGCCGGCGATGGCTATTATCTTGCAAACCCAATGGCATTTGACGATCACCGATGCCACATCTTCGCACAGAATGAAAACCTTGCACCAGCATCACAAGCAGGAGAAGCAGTAGCAGCAGCAGCAGCAGCAGCAGAAGTTGATGCAGCTCAAGCTCAAGCTCAAATTCCCCCACCCCCACCCATCAACGATTTCGCGGAAATTTACCAGAGGGCATTGCGCGAATATGATGAGGAGCATCCGGATCAGGATACGGAAAACAATGTCATTCCATACAACAGAGACGACGATGACCAAGAACTTCAAGCGAATGGTTGAGTTTAGTGAAGAAGAATAGCTACTAAGGTAAGGAAAAATAGTATCCACAAGGTAAGGTGGATATTATTTTTTTAAATTTATTTTTTATTTTTTATTGGTTAGGTTCCTTTAGGTTTGCAGACGCCCTTCATGCACTCCCCCATATAATAATAGTAATCAATATTTCGACCGTTTATAAATTCGGGGCCGTCTGCATTTCCAGGAACACACTTTCCGTCCGGTGAAATGCCTAGAGAATTTAATACTCCCGTTCCAATCCCGCCACCATCCTTTTCATTTGAAAACTTTGCCCATCCGCAGCAACATTTCTCAGAACACGTGTTTTGGCTTTTAATATCGCCGCACACCTTTTCTAGTTTATCGTGATTATATTTACAGAACTCATCGGTTGATTTACAAGATGCCGATTTTTCTTTCAATTTATCACGAGTTTGTTTGGATGGTCCGTTCGGAATAACGTTAGAGACTGCGCTTATAATCGTATCTTCTACATTCGTACCAATGTTGGCAATCGACCCAGCATCACCCTTTATCGTCCGTTTCGCTAATTCAGCGGGGTCGTGCGGGTTTGGTACGGTACCTGGAGTAAACATTTCTATCGTTACCTTTTTTGATATCTTACTGGATGGTCGATCCATATCGATTTCATCCGTTATACTTGTAGCGTACTTATTTCCGCTGGTGGTCGATGCATTTTCGTTCCCAATTTGAATTTGGATATAGAGTCCAATCCCTAACATAATCACTGCTAGGCCCAAGATTTGCGATGCATTTTCCATAAAAGATGCACCGAGCGTGGACTTTTTGGCACCGGATATCATGGTTTCTAAAAACTCCATAATCGCAGTTTTGATATCGGTGAAAATAGTTGTCAAGTCATCTGCACTAGGAGTCCGAATTGAATTCGCGCTAATTCCTGACCCGGGATTTTTAAACGTGTCGCCGATGTTTCCAAAATCGGTAAATTTTTTAAAGTCGAAATTCATGTTTACACGTAAAACTATTCACTCTTAATATTTTATTATTTATTATTAATTATTAATGTATCCGGTTATTATTTTATTTTTATTTTATATTTGTTTTCACCACAAAATGTGACGACTCAAATTATTTGCAGAATATTTATTATTCTTCCAATTTCCTAACATCCCCTTTGTTCGAGTTAAATAGTTTTTGCGGCGAGTTTTGTTGTGGTGTTTCGTAAAGTCCTCGTATCCCATCTGACCAAAATTAACCCATTTGTCGTGGATGGTATCATAAATCGAATACTTTTTCACCGGGTTTCGAGCGGGATATAACTTCGCGCTTCTTCCCAAATACTTATACGCCATACGCTGCGCCGTTCTCGGTGTAGAATACAAGTAAAGTCGTTTAGGATATACGCGACTACGATCACGATCACGATTGCGTAAATACATTTATTTTTTTTACTATATATTTATATTTTTTAAACAATAAAATATATACTTGCAATAAATATTTAAACATTCTCGAGTTAATTATTTATTTTACTTAGTTATTATGTTTATTGACTCATTTTTTTACACTGCCCCAATTTTAAGTTCCAAACAGATATCCGAACTGTTCCCACAACGTCACCCAGTTTATCCGAATATAAAGATTATTTACCATTACGGAGAACGGTACTATAGTGCGTCAGCTGTAGAAGCAATACTTGCTCCAACGCCAACGACTGTCTCGGCGCCAGTGCCAGTACCTATTCACGAAGATACAGAGACAGAGGTAGTAAAAACGCTTGATAGTCCGCGTAGCGTTATTTCGGAATCAGACTCCGTTCGCCAACACCGAGGCGGTTCCGTTTCAGGCAGTCGCAGTATTGGAAAACGAAACCAGCAGTTCTATTTACCCGACGGATGTGTAAAGCTCATGCACGTCAGTGTAGTGCAGGACAATGACATTGGTGTTGTTACTGACGTCCAGAATGATGAGGGGGATAAGTGGTATGGACGATACGAGAAGGACAAAAACACGATTGTCCGCACGAGTACCGAATACGATTTACCTGAGTCGGTCGATATATGCGAATACGAAACATTGGCGCATTTTGCACAAGAACATGATAAAGAGTGCTTGGGAAATGACTACATGCCATCAAATACACATAACGTGTGGAAAAATCCGCATTATTTGTTTTTTAACACTGTTACATTAAAATGGGAACCGTTGAGCAAGCTTAGATAACAAGTTACTAGACTGGCCCCCTGGGGGTGTATTCAAGTATGGTACTATCCGGTACTTTTTTAAACAAATTTTTAAGAAAAATAAAGATACGCGCGTTGTGTGGAGATTGGGCGGATACCATATGAAAGTATCGATGTTCGCAATCATCGTTAATCCGTCCGTCCGTTTTTGAATCTAACAGTTCCATCTGTTTTTTTAGTACGCCGCGTGGATAATAGTCGGTTTGAACATCGTCTGTGTACCGGATGCGCGGTTCTTCGTCGGATAAGTATACATCACATCGATACAGTGCGAATCCATTGAATGCAGAGTATACGGGTAGCAACTTTTCACCACCCTGTATTGCACGAACCAATACGCGATCAAACATTGTACGCATTTTGATAAGCACTTCTTCCCAATGGCGTTCAAAATGAAAAAAACTGTGAATGTATGGATCAAACGATAATGCCCACGCATCATAATAACCCGCTTCTCTCAAAAAAGAGACACTGTCCCATTGATCGCGCACCTGCATCGCATCATTTAAAACGCCGGTATCTATTGGGCCAACGCACGCGTAATCATTAAAGTCCATGAATGCAAAATGAGAGAATGTAATGGTATCTACACAGGACCGTAAATTGCGCAGATAGTCTAAAAAACTATTTCGCGCGTGTCCGATATTTCGCTGCCGAACGCTTTCTTGCTTGTACGCATTTGGAATCATGTCCACTACCGCCATTGGCACACTGATCGCAAAATTGCTGATGGCCGCCTTCAATGCATACAGCCCGGGGTCATGATGTTCGTAAATGAACACAAACCGAAGTCGTTTGAAAATACCGGATTTATAGATCGTAGTCAAATTTGATAAAATATACGATACGCCATTTTTATTTTTGAATATGCACATGCCAATACATAGCGATATCGCGTCGTCCATATTTGATGGATAAATTATAAACTTATAAACTTATAAACAAATTTAATTATACTTATACTTAATGTGTTTATTACCATTTCGATTTGATTTTAATTGTTTGTGGCGGCGTCGGCAGTCGTGTTATTTTTCTTGTACTGCGCCCATGAAATGTTTTTAGGAGCCAGTGCTGGAGCATGCGTCTTTTGTTTCGGTGCATGTTTTTTATCCAGGTGCTCGGCCTTGCGGAGCGCGCTGTCTACATAAATCTGTTTTAGCAGTTTACCAACTTCGTAGGACCCTTCGTGCTGGTCCAGTTTTCCAATTTCGATCAGTTTCAGTACGATTAATAATCTCGAAAGAATTCCCAGATCGATTTCATCTTTTTTCAGCTTATTGAAAATATCGGTATAATTGTTAAAAAGAAATGCGCATCGCGACGTACAAATGGCGTCAAACTGTTGAGGGTTGGAAAGCGCAAGACGCGCGTACTCTTTTTTCAGTTTCAGCATCGTCTCTACATCGGCATGGATGGCATCGCTGTGTTGCAGTTCTCTTATTTTACTAGTATTGTCCTTGACGTCGCTGTTGGACGCTAGCATTTTTCGAAGATTTAGGCGGTCGGTTTCATCCATGGTTTAGTTTATGTTTGTTGTTTGTAAGAGTAGTTATTATTATAATTATATTTTATATAATTGGTTTTTAAATGTTTTAGAACCTTGAAGATTTAAGATATTATGATATTATATTATACTATACAATACACAATACAATAATAAATAATATAATACAATATATTATATTTACAATGTCGTCTTCAACTATATCGTTTATGCCGCCAAAGTTCTACCCGTCGGCCGACGACTCCACGTTCTC